CGAAGTAATGGCCCGGAACGTCCTTGCTTTCGAGAAGATCGTAGAATGCACCGCGAAGGGCCTGTTGGCAGTATTGCATTGCCGTGGGCTCGATCGCGATAATTCTCGGTGTCTTCAGCGTTTTAGGAACAAGAGTGACCTTCACAGGCCGCTCTTCTCCAGGTTCGAGGAAGTGGAAATCAGGTCTCTTCGGATCCTGATACATCTCTGTATCAGAGAAACGAGGACTCGGTATCGCATAGCTATCCCAAGGGAAGCTATGGTTCAACCGAGCAGGCCACTCTGACAGATCGTACTTAGAGTTTCCTCTGAGCCGATCTGCAGTAGCACCTGGTCCGTGCTTCGGCAACAGTTCTTCTGAGATGAGCATTCGCTCGACCTCATTAAAAATATTGCCGAAAATGTGAAAAGACATAGTAGACAGCTCGTTAAGAGCCGCCATACTAGTTTCTTCATTCTTTTCACCCACTTCCTTCTCACACTTGAGAAATTCTAGTACTGCAGCGTCCTTACGGGCGTCAGTACAGTCGATGGCCACTTTGCCAAACATCAGCGTGAGCTGACGTACGGCTCGGATCGCATCGATATTCGGATTCTCAAGCAACCTACCTGTTTCACGGTCGAACACTTGACTGGTCATACCCGACAAGAAAGCCGGGATTGCCCCTGCAGGAACCTTTCTAAAGGCCCTAAACGCAGAAGAGTCAATAAAACCTTGGTCAAGACTTCTCTCGAAGTCCTTACCAAAGGTAGGGAGCGTAATCGTGAGATACGATATACTCTCTGTGTTCGTCCGCCGAAGGACAGTTTTGTAGTCCTTCGTGGTGCTTGTGCGACACCACATTGCCAGTTCATCGGCAATGTAACGCCAAAGCAATACCAGGCTTTTCATATCTCCTTCTTTCTGAGGGTAGATAGTCCTGGGTGATGTTCGCTGGAGGACGGGAGGCATTGCTGCCCCCCGCCCATCCTATCCCTTGTACTGGATAGTTTATCTCAGCTTTCGCTGCCGATAAACTTAGTCCAGTTCGCGTTGGTGGATGCAGCAAGGTTACCAGTAAGACCGGTAACCAGGTTGATCTGCTCCGCCACCGTGAATCCCACGGGAGGCACGTCGAGTACAAAGTACGTCGACATGCTGTACCGAAGATTCTGGGCAGCATTGAGCGGATCAGCTGCGACCTTCGCGAGATCGACGCGGACGGTGTGACGATTACGCTTTCCATTGTTATGGAGAAGCGTCATCTTCACGAGACCATCCGCCGTCTGGAAGACGCCGTTGTTGAGACCTGACCCGATTCGGGGCAGACTCAACGCGGAGCCGATCGTAAGGGCTTGGGGATCAGCGAACATTACACACCTTGACTTCCAGCTTATGCTGGCGTTGAGTTGGACGAGCCTACTTTTGCAGGCCCGCACATCCTAGAATGCTCTGGATAAACCCAGAGCAACGACCACAGCCTTTTGAGTGTCAGAAAGACCATCAAAAGTGAGGCCGAACCCATATGGTGATGCCTTCCACCGCATCTTCACGGCTTGTGTCTTCCTAAAATAGGAAGAAAAGCCAGCGGAGGCAGGCCAATCTCCCACGGCAGTAATGCCGCGGAAAGATTCTTTACGGTACATTTGGTAACCGTAACGCATCACCAGACCGTCTCTACCTAAACGAGAGATATTATGTATAACATCTCCCGTGTTGGTAAACCAGTCAACAGCCCAGCTCCAAGGAGCTAGGTTCCACACAACTTCAGGCGTTAATTCGAGGCCAAGAATCTTACTGGCCTCTGCCTGGTAGAAGCCCACCTTGCTTCCAAAATCGGAAGGGGTAGGAATGTGGTACCTAAACGAACCAGAAAACCACTCATCCGTCTTACTGCCAGTTTCGACAGTAACAGACAGATGGAGATCATTTTGCGCATCAATGTGCGAAGATCCCGTAGCAGTGGCATGCTGTTCATCAGCGGCTGGAAAGATGTATCGTCTCCGAATTTGTTTGTCGGAGTACTTCATGTACCCATACATGATCTCGTGCCTATGCTTTACAGAATAGGCAAACTTCTTGAGATCGGATACAAGAGGTAGCCATCCAAATTCATAGTTCAAGTATTCATCACCGGCTTTACGCGCGGTGTGAACTTGAGACTTGAATGCGGATGACCCGATTACATGTGGAAGCCCATCATTCCTCAACTCACCAAGAGCTGTGGAAAGCTGGGCTGCAGGGTTGGTAGGCAGCGTTCTTGCGATCGCTGTTGCTCCCTGAGCGTGGCCATAACTATTAGATTTTATAATAGGAGGCTCATAGGGCGGCTCAACGCCGTATCCCATTTGCTCAATGACCACAGGGCCCTGACACAAGTAGTAATTGATGGTGCCCGGATTGACTATGTAACAATCAGTTACCATAATCAACGGGCCACCCCCATCACTAGATTTACGCCAATTAGGATGTTCCCCAGAAATGAGGATATCCGTTAAGTTGTCGTACCTCTGGTAA